TATACGATATTGGAGCGGCCAAATCTGCGCGGGATTGCAAGGGATTATTTTTAGAGGGTTGAAAGAAACTTCATTTCCGAAGCTCTCGCTTCACTCAAATGCGTCCCCATGCTCTCAATGTAAATTCCGTGGCCGCTTCCATCCTTAAACGCAAATGCCACCGCTCGCTTTGCGCCAAACGGCATCCCGTGAACGATTGAGCAAACATCGGACGCGCGAACGTCCGCAGGTAGCGTTTTGATCCACTCCGCAAGTTGATCGCCACTCATCCTACGATCACTCCTTTCTGTGCGGCGTAGCGCTCGAAATCGAACGCTCTGGACTTCGGCATATTTACCGAAATCGCGCCAGCGCCGAACATGATATGCATGAAACCGCGCCCGATTTCGTTCGCGGCTTCAAGCGTTACCTCTGTCGATTCAAAGCTGAACGGAACGACGCGAATGTCAGCCGCTTGTTGCGGTTGGCTGACTTGACCTTGGATTAGTGGAGTAATCACAAGGAGACAATGCCCGAAAGCGCCTAGTCCGTAAAGGTGGGTAAATGCTGATAATCGTGTAGGACGATGGCGCGTTGACTTGTAGGCGATTCACCGATAAAAGAGGCGGATTGAAACCGAAAATTGAACCGCTGGCAGAGAACGCACTCGACGCGCCGGGAGTGCTTAAGCAGTTGCAGGAAGACGCGTGGGAGGCTCGCGAGCGCAAGGCGGCGGCATTGGCCCGCGTGTTTGAGTTGCAGCAAATGCCGGAGAACGGCATCGAAGTGGACAAGGTTGCGATGGCTCGCGCGGAGAATGACCTTGCCACGGCGAAAGATGATTGGCTCAAGATCAGCAAAGCTCTTTTGACATACGACCGTGGCGTCAGCAGCGAGAGAAAGGAGGGCGAGCGCGTAGCAGTCAGCGAGGCGCGCGAGATATTCGCGCAGCTTATCCTCTCGATCACGCTGGCGGTGGAGCAAGTCATCATCGCAGACGCTCAATCGGCGGCGCTGTGTGACTCGCCAGAGGCTTTCTACAGCGCGGCGGCTGACAACTACCGGGCCGCACTTGATAACGCGCTGGCGGCGGCAAAGCGCGACGGCGTTCTGCCCGCTTGGGTTACGACAACGTGAAAACTAAGCAATTCGCGGCAGAAAATATCGTTTTCAACAAACCGGCGACGCCGATAACCGGCCCGTTCCGGTTGGAGCAATACCGATTCCTTGAAGAGCCGATGGACGCGGCGGATGACATTTACGTGAAGTGTCTGGTGATTCTTAAAGCGTCGTCGTCGATGGGAAGCGTTCTTGGCGAGATCATCAACACAAAGCGAATCGCGTGTGATGTCGGAGATCAAATCATGGTTTGCCAGACTGAGGAAAAGGCGGAGAACTGGTCAAAGACGCGCGGAAAAGATTGGTTGAAAGTCATCCCGAACATTGCGCGGCTCATTTCAACGGAGAAATACGCGGTGACGAATCGGCTCTGGCAGTTCCGGCATAAGGATTTGTTCGTATTTGGTCCGGGCATCAATAACGCTCAAAGCGACCAAGTCCGCTATTTACAGACCGATGAGGGGCACTTGAATGCCTACCTTCCCGGCGCTCTCACGGAATGGACGAAGCGACTCGGCGGCAAGTGGCATTCTCAGGCTACCCACATTTCTACAGCGGGCGATGTCGGCAAGGAAATCACGACACTTTACCTAGAAGGCGATCAAAGCGAGTGGCATTTGCGTTGTGTGAAGTGCTCGCAACTCATTGATCCAATTTGGAGCGATGACGCGGCGCTTGATGCGAAATACAACGGCGAGCGCATTTTCAGATTCAATGATGACGACACTTCGCCGATTCTCGTTTGCCCCCATTGCCAACATGTCCACCGCGACACGTCCCGCGAGCGGTTCGCGCTCAATAGCGATGGCGGATACGTCGCCGCGAATCCATCGGCAGAACGGCGCTCCCGTTCGTTTCGCTGGCCCGTATTCGCGATGCACGCGATTGCATGGAGCGGTCTTTTGTCAGAATACCGGGCCTCGATTGAGGCGGCAAAACTTGGCGACCTAAAGCCGCATGAAGATTGGATCAAGAAACGCGAATGCCGCCCATACGTTGCCGAGATTCCCGACTTCGGACTGACGAAAAAGAGCGAATACGCCAGCGATGAAGTGTGGAACGTCGAGGGCGACAAGCTCCGCGTTTGCACGTTCGACTTTCAAGAGGGCCACGGCGCGGAAGGCGTCCATTGGTGGGGGCAAGTCGATGAATGGCGCAAAAACGGAGAATCCCGGCGCATCGCGTTCAAACGGCTTGAATCATGGGCCGATTGCCGCGCATTCCAGCTTCGCCACGGCGTTTTAGACGCGAATACATACTGCGATGCCGGGCACCGCGACAAAGAGGTTTTCGCGCGCTGTAGCGAGTGGCGATGGTTCGCTCTAATTGCGAGCGATTCGACGGAATTTCAGCATCACGTCACGGTTGAGGGGCGGAAGCTGCTCGTTCCAAACCCGTATTTCACTCAAGCGCAGCCGCAAGACTCAATGAGCGGTCAAGCGGCGACGGTTGCGAGAAAACGCGGCATCCACGTTCCAAAAGGGCGAAGTTTGCCGAAAGGATGGTGTCTTTCGCGGACATGGAGCAAACCAAACGTCGGATTCCTGTTAATGCGCTTGAAAGACGCGAAATTGCAGGAATACGGCATCCCGCGCGACATTGACGACAATTTTCTGCACCAGCTTAATTCTTACGTTGAAACCGTGGAAAAGAGCAAGAAAACTGGGACTTATCAGCGGATACTTAAGCAGGTTAAAGAAGCTGATCACAGCTTCGCCACGTCCAGCATGAGCCTTTTAGGTGCTATTATTCGCGGTTTTTTCCCGTTGTCTGGAATACCTGACGATGACAAATCCGGGCACGTAAGCGATGACCTCCCCCTTGCGGCGACTTCGCCCGAACGGGAAGTAAATGATGTCCCGTAGCTTTTGGACGTGCGGCCACGGGATGCGGAGATAGTTCACGCGACCTCCATTTCGGCGGATTGGCTCGCCTTTTTCTTCTCTTTCTTGATCGTGATAAACTTGGAATACGCATCGCTTTTCGGCTGCGTCAGGCCAAGCCCCTTGCACCAATGATCGTTCCGCAGAATCACCTTGCACATGCGACGCCAAGATGGTGCCCAATGCTTGTCTTCCAAAACCTTCGGCGCTTCGTCTGGAATGCCTTCCACATATCCGCGCCCCTTCCAGCCTCGAATAAACACGGAGAACTTGCCGACGAAATGCTCGCGCGTCTTTGGTGGCAGCGTATTCAAAAGCAGATTGCAAAAACTTTTCCATGTATGCCCGTCCGGCTTGGAAATCTTGTTATAACCGTTCACGTTTCCGTTCTCGTTGATGTATAGCGCCCCGCTGTTTGCTCCAGAAACGCGCTTAACGAGCTTGAACCATGTTTGCGGCTCTAGGACATGGTAAAGCCAAAGCCCGCGCCTCTGGTCGTCTCCGTATGGCTGGCAAAGCCTCATCTGGCTAATGGTTAATCCAGCAAGGTGCATCTTGTCGTAAATCTCGTTGTGCGGAAGTTCAGGATAGCGCGCGTGAAAGCGCCAAATATCTTCCGTTCTCCAGTCGTAAATCGGATAAATGTTGAACAATCCATCTTCAACCTTTGTCGTAAACAATTTTCCGCCGTGACATTCCTTCTTCTTGCTGACTACGGTTCGGAATCGGTTCAGGCTTTCATCGCTGCGAATTCCAACGAAGCCGCAGCACTCCTTTTCTTGGCCATACCAAATCCCGAAAAGCACCATGAACTCTTCAAACTCCATCCGTGATTGAAAGAACGGGAAAAAGGCCGGGTCTGAAATGACGCCTTCCGCCTCTGGAATATCGCGCACCCACTCCGCTCCCGGTTCCCAGCAACACCAACGAGGATCAAACGCACTAACGGCGTTCCTCAACAGCATCGGCAGGCACACCCAATACGGCTCGATATTATCGCGATACATTTCCAGCATTTGCGCAACGTGCGCAATGGTTTGCGAGTATTGCGCTTCTAGGTCGATGACAAGAACGCCGACTTTGCGCCCGCGCTCGATTGCTTCCGCCATCACAAGATGAAGCATCACGCTGGAATCTTTCCCGCCCGAAAAGCTGACATAGATTCGCTCAAAATTGTCGAATGCGTATTTCACGCGCTCGCGCGATGCGGTTAAAACGTCTTTGTTCTGATATTTCTTGATGCTCATTAGTAAAGGTTTGCTTCTGTTTTTGATGCCGCCTCTTCAATGGATGCGAATTGCGGCTCGCCTTGCGCGACGATCCATTTATTAAGCGCGTTGAATGCCAGCAAATTTGCGCGTTCTTGCTGTTCATCGGAAAGCAGGTTGAATCCCCCGCAATACGTGGACGGAACGCCGATTGATAGACATGCGGAAGCCTGCCCTAGCCATGCAATCCGATTCATGTTCTCGTTTGATAAATAATGCTCACACGAGTATTTCCATTCAGTAATCACGCGCTCCAACGCGACGGTGAATTGCTCATCATTTGAAAGAAACTCGGCGTATTTTGCTTCGATCTGCTCTTTCGTCAGCTTCTCGTTTGTTTTCGGGCGCGATTCGTAGAATCCAGCCGGGTAACACTCCCATTTGTCCCAAGTATGGTAGATGCGTTTCACAGTGAGCGAACAAGCGGGCATGCTTGGCATAAGAGATTAAAAAGCCTTTCGTATGGTTCAAAGTTTGAGATTCCGACATCGACAATCTCCATCTTTGGATAATTGATAATCGCGACCGCATCCGCGCCTTCCGCCATGCGATACGCGGCAAGTTGCAGTTTGTTTTCCAGATAAACGCCGGTCTGATTCAGCTTGAAATCACAAACCCACAGCTTGTCTTTCCAGTAAAACTCAACGTCAAGCCTTCCGGTAAAATGCGCGTGGCTGATTTGCTTCTCGAAAGCCACGATGCTCTTGTCTGCGAAGAACTCAACGAACCGCGCCTGAAATTCAGGATCGGAAAACGGCGTTTTTTCGCGCAGATAGTTTTCCATCTGCTTGTGGAGCGAATGACCCTCACCGCAAAACTTCTTTTTGTGCTCGGCGAGTGAAACCCCCTGCAATCCGATCTTGTTCGCCCACCCGAGAAGCGCGGGCTTGTCTAGGATTCGCACAACGTCTGTGACCGATGGTTTAATTGTGTATTCCATATCAATCCTCCAAAGCGGCTCCGTCTGGCGCGTCGTCAACGAAATCGTCCACTTCCCATGATTTGCTGAAATCTTGGTCTTTGAACATTTCCGCAAGTCCGGTGATTTGGCAGAGCCGCAAAACTTCGTCCGGGTCCATTCCAAGCTCCCGACTGATTTTCGCGTCCGACCAATTCCGGCGCTTTAGCTCCACGACGATTTCCGACATGGACTCAACCTTGTGTTTCCCTCGCGCCCTGTTGTGGCGAATCGTGGAAGCAATGCGGTCCCCCTTGTCAGTCCGACTCTCGTTGATTTGCACGACTGGCAAATATCCGCGAACGCGTTCCCGAACTTCTGAGCATTCCTTGCCGACGCGATTGCGATGGAATCCGTCCACCACTTGATTATTCCATGCGACGATTGGCTGAGTGTATCCATCCTCAAGAATTGAGACTTTCAAAAGCTCCATCTCGGGAGGCGCGACGCTGTTCGGATTGTAGTCGTTCGCCTCAACGGTTTCGTTTTTAACCCAAATCACGCAATCAACCGGTTCGGTTGAGAATGGAGAAATTGCGTGGAGTTGGCGCTTTAGCTCGTTAATCGCTTCGATTCGATCATCTGTTTCGAGTTGTGCCAGTCGCGAAAGAGCTAATTTACAGCTTTCCGTGATGTCACATCGCTTTCTTTCCGGTTCAGCAAAAAGCAAAAGCGTATGGTTTCCGTCTGGTTTTATGGTTTGGTTCATGGATTAAATTTCAGATTTGCGACTCGAAAACATCAAAAACGGCACCAGCGGCCAAGCGCAGAGCAAAAGCAGGCCAGCGAAAACGAGCGCCATCGCGATCACCGGACAAGCGAACGCGCCAGCGATAGCGTAAAGCATGGGCGAGAGCGGCGCGCGAGTTTCTAGGGGCGCTTCCGCTTCATAACGCGGGCGTTGAGCGAGCCGCGCGATACGTGCGCGGGCTTCGGGCGATAGGCGGCGATCTAGCGTGTTCATTTGTCTTTGGGTTGAAATCCGTTGCATGATGACAGCCAAGTCGGGTCAAAATTAAACGGCCATTCAAACCATCCGTGCCTTATTCCTACAGGATTTCCTGTAACGTCCGCTGATTTATTTGCGCACTGGATATGACAATCTCCCGGAATATCACGGCGATGCGCGCATTCGTAGCAGTCTGGTTTTTTCATATTGCTTGGCGTGTTCATTCCGCCGCCTCCCCGAGGAAAAGCACTTCGACAACATCGGACGGCGCGAGATAAAACGTTTTGACGCTGCAAATGCCGCACACGACAATCTCACCGTTAATCGTCGTGCTGATAACTTTCGCGTTCATCGCTCCGTTCGGCCCGTTGCAGACGATAATTGATCCTGCTGGAATTTCGGTTGTGTTCATGTTTTTAGGTTGTCCGCAGATTCGGGCGGTTGGCTGTCCCGCCCGTCTCATGCAAACGAGAGGGTTAGTTGAGATAAATGTTGAGGCACGTTGACATTACGCGAAGCCAGCGAAGCTCTTGAATTTCGTCCGCGTCATGAAGGCTCCCGTTTTTCTCCTTGTCGTTCAGTTCGCAATATCGGCCCGATACCAAGAAAAATTCATGCGCCGCTTGAATGATATTTTCGGCAGCCACTTCTTTATGCGTCCGCTCGCCAGCTTGGTTTGAATTTGTCGTTTGCATGGACAGAGATTGCCACGAGCGCCTAAATCCGTCTATTGGGGAAAAGTCGCTTTCTTTTGTAGGACGTTTCCTACAAGACACCGTTTTTGCTATTGCAAACGATTTGCAAAAGGCGTAAAAGCGCTGGCAAATGCCGAGTCCATCTAAAATCTTTGTCGGAATTTTTACTCTTTCGGAAATTACGACAATGCAGCGAGAGCTTGCAACCGTTGGATTGATTACAAGTCTTTCCGGTGCGGCAAAATCATCTGGATTCGCTAGGCTGGACCCGTTGCAACAGGGAATTGAATTAGCCGCTGCAAAACGCGCGCTTACAGGGCAGCAAAGAGCGCAGAAAGTTCAGAACAGGCTTATCGAATCCGGCTACGATCAAGGCGGCACAATCACAGAATGAAATCCCTCCCCGCTCCCGCGCCATCGCCGACGTTTATCGGCGCACTGAAAAACATCGGCAAGGGACTTTACACGCGCACCGCTAAATTTGCCGGATACTCTGCCGCAAGTCCCGGCCCGACTCGCCCGATTGGCTCGCGCATCGGCACGAATAGCAATTCGACTTACGCGCAAATGCAGCGTGTCGGCATGAATTTCACGGCGGAAATGGTGACGAAAGACAACCCGCTTGCATCGGCGTATCTGGCGCAACGGCAGAACTATTGCTCATCGCAAATGATCTACATCCCGTCCACGCCGGACGCGGGATTGAATCGCGAGATTTCGCAATATCTCCACGGTTACGATGGATTCGGCGGACTCTTCTCGCGGATGGGCGTTGCGTGCTCGATGCAAGACGCCTTCATGCGAACCGCTGATTTGGAAACGCCAGTGCGCGGCGATGCGGGCTTGATTTGGTGGAGGGAAAGCGAGCAAGACGACTTCCGGCTGCTTGAGTTTTCAGCGGATCAGCTCGGCGAAATCTACAACTTCACGCTCTCGCGCCGTTGTTCGCTCACGCGCAATTCCGATGGCGAATTGTGCGAAACGAGCGGGAAAGATTGCGTATATTATCAGGGCAGATACTTCCGGGGCGCGGATTGCGTCGCTTACAAGATTTATGAGCGCACCGAGTCTTGGTATGGATTCGGTCGGATTTATCCGGCGAGTGATGTGCTTTATTTCCGCGACCCTGCCAACTATCGCGGCATTCGCGGCGTGACGGCTTTTGCCAACTCCATCGCGCACATGCAAAAGAGCGAGGATTTGCTACAGGCGGCGCTTTCGGCAGCGCAACGGCAGGCGCGGACGTATGGGCGCGTATTCAACAACGCAGGCGAGCCGGACGAGCCAATCTATGAAACCGCGTCGGATGGTCGCATTACGTTTTTTGAGAAGATTCCCGGCGCGCCGATTGAAGAGTATTATTTCAACGGCGATTCGGCGGAGTTTGCAGCGCCTACGACGCCAAGCGCGGAGGTGATTAACGGCGTGCATACCGCGCAGGAATTGGCGTGTCTTGGTTTGCGGATGCCGTTTGCGTTCCTCGTCAATCCTAACGCAGTCGGCGGCGCTCCTTCGCGGCTGGAAGTCGAGAAGGCTGACAAGGAATTTCAGCGGATTCAGAACACGATTCACCGCCCGCACCTTCGCAAGATTGCCGACGTTGTTTTGCTGGACGCAATGCAGCGCGGATTCATCGTTCCGCCTCGCGGAATGACTGCGGACCAATTCAAACAAGGCCGATGGATGTTGCCGGTTTCGCCGAGCGTCGATGCGTTCTACGACTGCAAGGAAAATATCGACATGATGCGCGCGGGGCTAGAGGCGCCGCAAGACATCATCGCCGAGACGAACCGCAACGCGGATGACGTGCTACGCAAAACGAAGGAATGGAGCATTAAGGTTCAGATGGCGCGTCAAGATGCGAACCGCGAACTTGAGGCGGCGGGATACAAAGGCGAAGTGACGGCAATGGACATCGCGCAGGTCACGGACAACCCGCCGCAGCAACCAGCGGCGTCTGGCGAAACTCCAGCGAACCCACCGCCCTCCGAAAAGAAAGAAGAGTCTGCTAAATTCTCCGCATACGTAGGCGATTTTAAGGCAAGTGATTTTCCAGCCTCTACACAGGAGGAAATTGCAAAATACTTTTCTGGAAATCCAATCGTTATTCGATATGGAATGACGGTCCCGGAGCTAGTTAATCGGGCCGATCAGCACAATTTAGCGAGCGCAAGGGAGCACATTCGGAAATGTTCTGGTCGCGCTTGCGGGGAAGAGATTTACGCAAGCGAAGATAAGTTTATTTTGATTATGAATGATCGCATAATCGACGGGCACCATTTTCTCGCAAAAGCGGAAAAAGGCGGTGTATCCAAGTCGCTCCCAGTTTTGGATCTTTCACCAGCGCGATTCCAAGCGACAACGGCATGAGGATTTCCCCACAGCGGACAGAAGTAGCTCAAATGCGCGTCGCCAGTGGCCTTCTACAAAAGGAGATTGCGGACAAGCTAAAGGTTCATCCGAAAACAATAGGAAAGCTAGAAAGCGGCCATCGCCCGTCTCGCGCTCTTGAGGTAAGAGTAATTGCTTTTTTGAGGACGGGGAAAACTTAGGAGCGCGCTCCTTTCGTTTGCTTTTCCTTACTGCATAGCGCGCGTAAAAAAGCGCGCACATGGCACGACAGCTATCAACCGCAATTCTCAGAGGCTCATCCGGCCAATCGGCTATTGACGCCGAAAACGGAGTGATTCGCGGCGTTAAGCTAATGGAACTCGGCAAGGTCGCTTGCTTTGCGGGCGAGGATGGAAAGCCGAAATCGGTTAAGATCACCGAAGCTCATATTTCTGCGCTGCTCAATCATGCGGGCAATCGCTCCATTCCGATCCACGAAACGCATGAATGGTTTTCGGCGCAGGGCAAGCCCAACGCCGACAGCGTAGAAATGGCCGCCCGCATCGGCGCTCTTAAAGCATTCCGCCGCGATGAGTCCGGCGACTTGATTGCCGATGCTTATTTCAAGGAAGGCCAAAAGCGCAACGACATTATTTGGGGCGCGGAACACAACCCGGAAGACAACTGCTTTTCCGTCGTGTTCTCCTACTTGCAAGACGACCCGCAATGCCTTCCGCAGAACTTCCGCGCCGGGGATCTTGTCCCGAATGGCGCTGCGACCACTGCTTTATTTTCCGAAAACACTGAAACCTCACCTATGGACGAAAACCTAATCTCGCAAATCTCCGCCCTTTGCCAGAGCGACCCGCACGCGCTCGAAGCATTCAAGGCTCTTCTCAAATCAATCGGCAAGGCTTCCGAATCCGACGACGCTCCCGCACTTGAAAGCGCCGAAATGGAAGCTGGCGTAACGGAAGAAGACAAGAAACCCGAAGACGACGCGAAACCCGCTCTCATGCGTTCCGCGCTTCGCGTTCATCGCGCCACGCTTCGCCAAGCTAAGGCAATCATCGCCACCGAAAAGACGGCTATTCTCGCGGAGGCTTCGCTTAAGGGCGAGGCATCGGCAACGGCGCTTCTCGGCAAGGGCGGTTTGCTCAAGCCAAAAGAGGGCGACGAAAACGCAAGCGCTCCGAAAGAATTCATCGAAGCGCAAATGAAATCAGGTTGCCCAAATCAGGCAACCGCAATTGCTCGGATGGCTAAGGACAAACCAGAGCTTTACAAAGTTTTCCGCGCTTAATTTTTCACAAAAAATAACCAACAAATTATATGGCTGAACTAGCAACTTATCTCGGCGTAGAACCTCAGACGGCGCGCCTCACTGCCGTCGCGGTCGCTCGCGGCGTGCGTCTCGCTCTTGATTCCTCTGGGACATCCGCTGTCACCGGAGCAAATACCATCCGTGGCGATTATGTATCATTGCAGGCAGGTGCCGCGAGCGATGTGATTCTTGTCACAAATATGCAAGACGGACTTGTTCCGGCGCTTGCTGGTCCCGCTCTTACGAACAATACCACAGCAATTGGCGAAATCGCCTACGCCGTGGCGACTACGGGAACATTCACAAACTCTAGCGCATCTAGCGCCGTCGCGGTCGGCAGATGGACTACCGTAACAGCCAACAGCACTCTTGGCAGTGTCCAGTTGTTTACCGTCGCATAAATTTAACGAAACTTAGTAACTACAAAATCAAATGGCTGTCACACTTACTTCTGGAACCGGGCCGCGCCAAGAACTCGGACTCGCAATTGTCGAGGGCGAAGGCGCAATCCAAGGGCTTATTGGCGAGAAACTACTTGGCCCTCTCGGAATCTCCTACCGCAATGCGCACCTTGTAAAAGCTACGCTCGGCGGCTCACTTGGCCTTCGCCACATCGGCGCAGACAAATACATTCGCGCAGCTGGGGCGAAATACCATCGCCTCTCGGCAACGTTCGGCGACGCAACTCTGACCGTTACGCCTCGAGGCGTTGAAATCAGCGTTCCTCGCGAATTGACGCTCGACTACAAAAACGTGTTTGACGTTCTTGGATTCTTCTGCGGACGCTTTGGAACCGAAATCGGCGGGCTTACAAAAGAATATCTCATCGCCGCCGCAACCGTGGGAAGCGGTTCGCTTTACGTCAAGGGAAGTGCGACTAACTCGGCAGTGGCATATACCGTCGCCAACCAAGCAACCAACTCGTTCATTGCTGACGTTATCGCATCTATTCGACGCGTGAAAGCAAACGGCGAAGTTCCTGATACCATCGTTATGAGCGGTCCGGTTTATGAGCGCATCCGTCAAGCTGCTACGGTGCAAGCGTATGTATCTGGAACTCTCTATCCCGGAGCCGATACCACGCTTAACAACATTCAGAAAGTGTTTGCGGAATACGGAATTAAACAAGTGCTCGTCGGAGATAACTACTACAATTCCGCAGCGGACGGCGCGACTCCTACGCTGACTCAGATTTGGTCTGATACCTACATCCTAGTTTGCAAAGCTGGAATGCAGCCCGCCGCAAGCCAGACTCAGGGAGCGCTAGTTCCTTCACTAACCGGCATCGGCGCAAACGTATTCTGGGAAGGATTTGATTCCGCCGGAACTCCAAGCGTTGACGAGAAGGCCGTTGACTTTGCGGGGGCAGGTGGCTTCTACGTTGAAGTTTATCCTTCGCTGGACACTAAATCCGAAATCATCCGAATCGAGATGAGCCACAAGCCGACTCTGACGAATAACCGCGCGGGTGATTTGATCGCCACGCAATACGCGTAAAATGGGAAAGCAAAAGGAAGATAATATACAGCAGGTTATCGCGTCTCCTATTCCCCAAGTCCCAAAGAGGGACGCGGATTCCGTGATTAGACCATCCATGCCTCTAGATCATGAATATACGCATGGAATTTTTGTTAAGCTTAACGGAGAAGACGCAGGAGAAGAGTTCGCGCTTTGTGTCACCGCCCCGGACGGCTACGAAAACACACACTTCCTAAAAAACTCCGCTCACTTTTGGAGCGGAAGAGCTGACGACTTCAAGTTGCAATTCGACCGAAAGTAACACTATGCCAATCATCAACTATCTAGGCGACGATCTCGTTCAAGTCCTTCCGCAGCGGCAGGGGCAAACCTCGTATTCCGCCGATGGAGCTATTGCCCTAACTCCGGGAACGGCGCTGCTCTCCAAGGGCTCAGCAGGCGCTTACACCGTAGCCGCCCCTGGCGCGGCGGGCATTCGCTTGACGCTCACGACTACGACGGACTTTGCGCACGTCACTACCTTTACCGGCGGGACGCTTTGGGATGGAACGGCTGGCGCGAATACGACTTGGACATCCGCAGCCGTTCAAGGTTCGTCGCTTACGGTTGAATCTGTCTCCGCTACCAAGTGGAACGTGATTGCGTTCAACCTAGGCACCATCGCTCCTTAATTTCTCTAAACCGCCCACCACGGCACCTCACGCGCCGCTCTCGTATTCATGGCGGGAGCGGCGCTTTTATTAAATGCCATCGCCCTTCTATAACGCACGACTTTCCGAGTTCACGGCGCAAGTTCGCATGTGGCCTAGCGTGATTGCGTGCAAGGGCGTGGACGCGACGGTTATCCGCACGCCGGATCGCGTCGTGCAGGACATGGAATCGAACAACTACGCCGAGCGCGTGGAGACAACCGTGGACATGCTGCGCAGTGATTACGCACGGCTAGGACTGGCTCCGCAAACCACGAAGTTTACCGCTACCGTTTCGGGAGTTCCGGTCGAATACCGCTTCGCAGAGATTGTCGGTGATGATGAGTCGGAACCCACAATTCAAATCCGCGCGCATCGCGTGATTGGAGGAACATGACTGGCTTTCGCGTAGATACAAAAAAGCTCAAAGCGAGGCTAAAGCGTGTCGGCGCATCATTGCAGGCATCGGCTTTTCGTGCGGACATTGAGAAGTTTTACGCGCAGTCATTGCAGACCGCTATCGTGCTAACCCCCGTCCGCAACGTGACGCTGATTGAGACGAATCAGAGGAAGCAATATTATCACCGGCAACGCTACATCAAAAAGTTTCCCGGCACTTCCACGCGCTCCGTTGGATTGTCGCAGTTCATCAAAGAGCGGTCGCAAGCTCGATTCCTTTACCGCAAGTCGTGGAAACAAGCGGCTGATTCCGTGCGGATGCGCGTTTCAGTTTCCCCCGCCGTAGCGGCATCCGTTACGCGCAGGCGTCCCGCTGTGAATCCGCCTCGCGCTTACGCTCAATGGCGCGGAGGCGGAGAAAAACTCTCGATTGTTGTGTTCAATCCGTTTCTGAACATCCCGAGTAAATACAAGACGTTTAACGCCAGCTCCGTGCTCGATCGCGCAATGGCTCGGCATCGTCCGCAGTTCAAAACCGACGTGAATAACCGCGTGAGAAGGGAGATATATGCCGCAAGCAGAAGCTGACTGGCAGTGTTTCGACTTCGACCTCGTAGAGAAGGCGTTTTGCCAGATTCTAACGGGATTTGGGATTAAGGCATTCCCTAAGCGTTCAATTCAAACCCGAACAACTCCATGCGTGGAAGTGAACTTGCAAACAAACGGAGTTCAGGGGCAGAGATACCTCAGATTTCCGCTTATCGGAACAGACTTGGTTCAGCCGTATAATGCGAACAAGTTCACTTTGACATGTTCCGTGTATTCCGAGCGCATCGAAAACGGGACATACCACGCGCAGCTGGTCGCGAGAGTCCGCGCGTATCTTCAATACTATTGGCTCACGATTACCTTCACGGAAACCGTCTCACCGTATCACGCAATCACTGAAATCCGCGAGGCGGATTGTCCAAGCGACATTTCCCAAGACGACAATTTAGACATAACCCAACTCACATTTACAGGCGTTCTCAATATCCGAGACAACGCTTGGCCAAACGAAATCACCTAAATATATGGCAGACATCGCACTATCCACATCAACGGCGGTAATTCCCGGAACAAACGCCAACATTCAAAGCGGAACCGCTGGCGCTACAGTGGCCGTTGGGAATCCAATCTACCGAGACGCGGCAACGTCAAATTCAATTAAGCCAGCCGATGCATCCCTTTTTGCGTCCTCGGTAGTCGCTGGATTCGCAATCACCGCAGCAAATACAGGTCAAAAAGTTTTCTATGTCTCAAGGGATGCGTCTCTAACGCACGGGCTAGACGCGTCGCAAATCACACCCGGCGCTACGCTTTACCTTAGCGCCAACGCTGGACGCATAACGATAACGCCGGGCGATTTATCAAACGGGGAATACTTAGTTATACTCGGTCAAATCAATAACCCCGAAACAACGATGAATTTTGACCCATCAACCGCAGTTCTGAAAGCCTAATTTATGAGCGCACCTCGCACAGTTATAGATGGAGCACAGTATTACGGCTCCTACGTTATCGCAGTCGCATCGTATGATTTCATCTTTGATGACATCACAATCGACCGACTTACGGACAACGCTCACGACATGGACGAAGTCGGGCGTCCGGCTCGCGCTCGTTTCACGTCGGGTCGAATTTACGG